AAAGAGACACGTAGAGGTAAAGGTAACTTTATCATCTGTTCATCAGACGTAGCTTCTTCAATAGTTGCTGCTGGTATGATGGACTATACTCCAGCAATGAACACTACATTAGCAGTAGACGATACAGGTAATACATTCGCAGGTACTATCAACGGTAGAACCAGAGTTTATATTGACCCGTATGCAGGAGTAGACTACGTAACTGTAGGTTATAAGGGAACTAACCCATATGACGCAGGTCTTTTCTACTGTCCTTACGTACCATTGACAATGGTTAGAGCAGTTGGTGAAGAGACATTCCAACCAAAAATTGGTTTCAAGACCAGATATGGAATGGCTTCTAACCCATTCGTAGGTGCAACACCATCTAGTGGTCTTGCTACTATGAAGACTAACCAGTACTACAGAATATTCAGAGTTGATAATATTCTAGGTTCTTAAGTCTTAGTACTTAATATTAAAAGGGGAGCGCAAGCTCCTCTTTTTTTATATAAATAACATCATGGAAACATTTTTATTAACATCATTCGTATTCATGTCGTTCATAGCTTCAGGCATATCTTTTGGTTTATTTCACAAACCGATTAAAGGTAGCTGTGGTGGAATAAACTGTAGGTGCAAAGATGGCAATAACAACTAACTTTAATTATCTACAACCTACGAGCTTTAAACTTGTAATCGATAGAACTAATTATCCAAATCTCGAATTTTTTGTACAAGACTTCACGCACGCTGGCGTGATTATGAACGCCGCTGACTTAAGCTATAAAAAAATATCTGCTATACCTTTTATTGGAGATAAGTTAACTTATAACGAGATGTTAGCAAATATTATATTAGATGAAGATATGAAATCGTATAGAGAGATGCACACTTGGATGAGAAGAATTCTCGATCAAGATAATATTACTGCTCTAGATAGATTTACGAATAACACTCAAAGACCGCCTGCACAATCTGATATAACTCTATCAGTACTATCAAGTAGTAATAATCCTATAGTAAGAATTAGATACAAAGATTGTATACCTGTTGCGCTGACAGATATCGCTTTTAATTCTACGACTGGTGGTACGGATTATATCACGTTTGGCGCATCTTTTAGATTTACTTATTTTGATATTTTACATAAGAACGCGACTACTGGAGCTTTTGTAGACTCAGATTCTTTTAGCGTAACTGGTACTGTAACCGGTTAATATATATTATTGGAGACATAATGATTGATTTGAAACAAGTCCACGACATGTGGCAAAAAGACTGTATAATAGATAACTACCAATTAGACGAAACGTCTCGTCAAACACCCATATTACATTCAAAATACATACAACTTTGGTCGACTGCGAAATTAGAATTACGAAGAACTGAATTCGAACAAAAAAGATTGCTTAAAGAAAAGTGGTTATATTATAATGGAAAGATGGATCAGAAAACTATAGAAGAAAAAGGATGGGTTGCAGATCCATTTGATGGATTAAAAATATTAAAAGGCGAGATGGATTACTATTATGATAGCGATCCTGAAATACAAAAATCAGAAGAAAAAATACAATACTGGAAAACAGTGGTTTCAACATTACAAGAGATAATAGATAATTTAAAATGGAGACATCAAACAATATCGAACATGATCAAATGGAAACAATTCGAGTCAGGAAATTAAATCATTCTACTTTAAGGTTAGAATGCGATAGAGGCGTAGGAGCCGAATTACGAGAGTTCTTTTCTTTTTTCGTACCTGGGTATAGGTTTATGCCAGCTTATAAAAATAGATTATGGGACGGCAAGATACGATTATACAATCAGATAACTGGAGAGATACTGGCAGGTTTATTTCCGCAAATAATTAAGTTTGCTGAGAGCAGAGAATATAAAATTGACATTGAAGAGTCGGAGTATGGAAGTCCAAATGAAGGACAAAAAGTTAATCCGGACTTTATGATGAAGTTTGTTGATGCTCTTAAGTTACCA